TTCCATGGTCTGGTGCGGTGTTTTGAAGCGCCTGTCCGAAAAAAGCGCCTCTAAATCATGCACCAGCGCCGTCTGCAGTTCCCTTGCGTTCATGCTTTCATCACCCTTTGCAGCTCCTTCTCTACGTTGTCAAGCAGGGTTTCATAAATACCGGGGCCTAATTCGCCCATGACTGCCGATCCTCCCATCATCTTGGGGAACGAAATGGAAAGCAGTTTTTTGAGCCGGGTCATGTCGGCGTATGCGCCGTATTTCTCCTGGCGCTTGGCTGCGCCCCTGGTATATGTCTGCCCTTCCTGCCGCTGGACGATGGCGGTGTGGCCGCTGGCAAAGGTGGCCAGAAATGCTTTCGCTTTGTGGCCGCTCTGCGACTGAATGGCTTTCAGGCTGCTGCTTTGGAGGATTTTCGCCTTTGCGCCGCTCTTTGGAGCCGTTGTCTTGAAGTTCCGCAGTTCCATGGTCCCGCCCCTGACGGTGATTGTGCCCTCCAGGTTGGAGGTCGAAGCCCTTCGCATGGACATCGCTTTTTTGAGAGGCGCTTTCTTTGCGGTATACTCTTCCTGCGCTTTCTCCACCAAAATGAGGCTGTACTGCTTCAAGGTCGTATTGATAGCGTTTTTGAGAACCTTGAAGCGTTCGCTCTTCATGTCGCCCAGCGCTCTGGTTACGGCTGTAAGCAGTTCGCCGTCGTAGTCAATGCGCAGGATGCCGTCGCGGACGCTGTATTGCTGTTTCATGGACGGACCCTATTCGCATGGCTCCTATTGGCTTCGACCGTAATGGCGTACATCCCGCACTCATCAGTGGCCTCGACCACGGTGTAACGCTGCCCGTCCAGGGTAAGCATACCGCCCTCAATAGGCAAGGTTCCGAAATCATCGGCGGCGACGTAGAAAAGCACCTGACGGGTGTGGATGCCGTCCATGTGGGACTTCATCTTCTTTTCCCGCTCCACGTTTTCCAGATCGTCAATCGAGATTACCATGGATTTGCCGTTCACCAGGTGTTCCTCTCCGAATTCCTCCGGGTTGAGGAAAACCTGCTTGATGTCCTGATGTAAAATATCTTTGAAGCTCAAAACCTCCACAAGGTTCGCCTCCTTTCCCTTTGCGGGGTGTCGGGTATCCGCCCCACAAGGTTCTCCATTGCGGCTTCACCGCCTATGGCGAGGCCGGGAAGCCCTGCCTGTGCCGCCGCTCTTTTCGCTCTGGGCCATGCGGGCGGCTGATAGTCGTCCGGCTTCCAGACGGCGGTCCCGCTTTGCGCCCAGACAGCGGCGTCCGGGTGGTCTGCGGGCAGGATATCTCCCGGCACGTATTCCCGGAAGCCGATCTGTACGCGGACAAGGGCGACCAGTTTAGCCACGAAGTTTCACCAGGATGCTTTCGCCCCCTGCATCTGCGGGAGCGGCGGCATAACCGGCCTCAATATAGGCGGTGGGGCTGCTCTCTGCGCCGTTGTTTGCCGCATCCGTGATGCCTGTGCCGTCAAAATAAACGGTCTGGCCCATTTCCACGGCGGCGGTCCCGGTCTTTGCAATCTGAAAGACGCCAATCATGTGGAGGCTCCCGGTCTTGCCAGGAGGAATCAGACACCCGGCGATGCCGATCCGGCTTCCTACGGCAACGACCGCCCCGTCGGGGATCACGTCTTCCCCAGTGTTGGTGTAATCGAGGGATTCACCCCTCTGCAAATATTCCGCTTTGGTCATGACGGTTTCTCCTTTCGCTTACTGGCCCAGAGGGTTGTTGATCTGAATGCCGGGGTTCTTAATGGCTCCCCGGAAATCCATGACGTTGATACCCCAGTCGAGGTAAATGTCCCAAACGAAGCCCAACTGTCCGGGCGTTTCCATCCGGCGGATGGTGGGGACTTCCTGCCCGTTGAGGTAATCCACTTCGATGAATCCGCTGTCCGCAGTGTTGGCGGTCATGAACCAGGGCATTACATTGCCGAAGCCCCCGGCCAGCGTGTTAATGGTGGGGTCGGAAATGATCTGGAGATCGCGGTACTGGTAAAGCGGGTTGACCGCCTGCGTGTTGCCCTCGGTGTGGATGGTGGGGCTGCTGAACAGCGTATAAATAGCGAAATCCAAACCGGCGGGAACGATGATCTTTCCGGGAAGCACGATGATGGGCTGGCCGAATTCATCCTTTTGGGTGGAAAGGGCAAGGATCATAGCCTGAACCGCCGCCTGTGTGATACCGGTACCGGTCTTCAGGACGTTTTTATGGTCGGCATGGAAAAGCGGCTTGCCGTCATAAATAACGCCGTTTTCCATAAGCGTGCGATAGCACTGTGTGTTGATAGTCCTCCGGGCCGCTGCGGCGTACTGGGCAGGGATGCGCGTCACCAGGTCGATATCGTCGTTAATAAACGCCTGACGGGAAAGCGTGAACTGCTTGCCAAACGTCTTAATCTGACGGGTAGGAAGCTTGGCATCGGTGGGCTTATCGCTCTTGAGTTCGCCGCCCTCCGGCACCTCCAGAAAGTCTCCTACGGGACCGGCAAGGAATTGTTATCATGACGCTTGAAGTCCTTCAGGCTCCCCTTGCGGGTCCACAGGTCAAAGGTCACGGCGGCGGTTCGGTGCCCCTGAACGTATGCCTTTTCGATGGCGTTGTCAAGGATGGCGGGGAATGCGGCGGTGGGGTTGAAATACTGGCGGGTGAAAAGCTCCTGCAGGAGGTCGTCGCTGCTCATCCGCCGTGCGCTGGGTACCCCGGACCTTTCCAGACACTCAATCGCCAGATCCCGCAGGGTCATGTGGGCAAACTGCGCCGCACCTTCCGAGGGCTTCTCCAATTCGACGCCGCCACGGAGCAGGATGCCCTCGGAAGCGTCCCGGCGGAATTCATCCTCCCCGCTTTCGGTGACATGGATGCCGGTGGTAATGGGCGGCTTGTCCTGACGGAGCCTCTCAAGGATAAAGGCCCGGACCTGATCCTCGCTGGTACCATCCTTGATGTATTTTTGAAGCACAGCGTCCTCAATACCGAAATCCCGGCACATGGTGGTAATGTTAAGCGTACGGGTACGATCCGCCTCAATCTGCCGCTGCGCATCGCCCTGGCCATTAGCGGGAGCGGGGGCAGGAGGGGTAACAGCGGCGGGGTTTTTGGGCGCGGGGCTTCCGGGAGGCGTCCCGCCTCCGCCGCCCAGGCTCCGCTGCTGTTCCTCATCGGCGGCGATCTCGGTGGTCAGACGGTCGATCTCTCTCTGCAGGGTTCCGAATTCTGCCTGCTCCTCTGCGGTCAGATCCCGCTTGCCGCTCTTTGCAGCATCGACCAGCGCCTGCTGCCGCTGAATGGCCGCAAGGCGCTTTTTCTGCTTTTCATTCATGAGTTTTTTTATCCTCCTATGGTATTGTTGTTGATTTGAAGCTTGTTTTCATAGACGCTGATAGGGATATTGCCGGGGTTCTCTTCTTCCCGGCCCACACCCACGGTAGCATCTGCCGGTACTGAAACAATAGAAATCTCAAAGGGCCACCATTTCCTTGCGATCTCACACGGCCCGGTGAACCGGCCATCAGTGCTTGTTTTCCCGGCCTGTACTTCCTCCAGCGAATCAATGCGGTAGCCAACCGAAACGCCTTTCAATGTCCCACTCTTTACCTTCTGGAAAATAACCTCGGACTGCTCGTCGGTGTCGAATTCCACCTCTGCCATGCCCCGGCTGCCTTCCAGCCACGCCCGGTTGACCCTGCCGATCACGGCATCCCGGTTGTGGTTGAAAAGCAGGCACCCGATCTCGTTTATCCGCCGAAAGTCTGCAGCTCCGGGCGCATGGTCCAGGATTTCCAGGCCGAACCATCGCTCATAGGGTTCTTCCGAGGAAAAAGAAAGAATAAACTTCCGTTCGTTCCCGTCCCCTTCCATTGCACGGATACCCCCGGTTTCGATCGTACGGCGGTCATCCTTTTTCGGTGATGCTGCCCTCTGAAGGATCAGCCCCGTCTGTATCCTCTCCAGGAACTCCTGCGCCCTGCCCACCGCTGTTGTCTTCCTGAGCAGGATCATCGGTTCCTGGCATGTTTTGTCCGTCGACGGGGGCTGCTTCGTCCTCACCCAAGTAGAGGCCATCTGCTTTTTTCTGTCCAAGGATCACACCCCCTAAATCCACGCTGTGTTTTTCTCTGGCGTATTCTAAAACTTCACAAATATCATCGACCTGCTTCTGCCAGTCCGAACCGTTTTCGGCGGCAATCTGTTTGAAGGTCTTTTGCCCTGTCCGCAGGGCGATCTGCGCTGCCGCTGCTTCTTTGCTGGGATCAATCCAGGGCTTTGGCGGCTTGTCGAAGCGGTGACTGAAATATTCTTCCTTCCGGTTCCAAAAGTCCGGGATGGTCAATGCCCCGGAAAGAACCGCCGAAATGATGAATGTTTCATAAATCTCATCCAGAATATCTGCCAGCAGTTCATCTTCTTCCGCATAGGTCATGCTGTCCTCGATGAGGCCCTGCCGTGCGCTGGAATAATTGGTCTGGCTCATGTCCCTGGAGGTGGCTTCGTAGCTGATGCCCTGCCCGGCCCCGACCAGGCGCTGGAGGAGCTTGACGAAGCCGGAAGCGTCGCTTGCCTGCCCCTGCGGGTTAATCGACTGAATTTCATCCCCCGGATTCATCTCCAGTATCATACCGGGGGAAACATTTTTCCCGGCATAGGTTTGCAAAGGCCCGTTATAAGCCGAAGCTGCGCGGCCTATGCCGCCGGTCGGATAATTCTTTTTGATGGCAATGCCGAAGCATGCTTCAATCCGCTGTTTTACGCTGACGGCGGTCATGTACTCGTTCGCATCCCGGATGCGTGTTATAGTCTGGCTCATGTCGCTCATCTCCCGCAGCTGGGAGGGGCGGCGCTTGCTGAAATAGAAAATCACATCATCCGCCTTGACGTAAACCGGATCGGCAATGCTCATTCCATCAAGGGTGTACTGCCTGAGCCAGTAGCCAACCGGGGCGTTAAAGCAGTCATACTCAATACCGCCGGATACCCGGTTCCCCTGGTGCTTTGGCGCAATCTGGGAGGCGTCCAGTTCGTCCACCTCAAAGAACTGAAGCTTGAAAGGGATCACGCCGCTTTTGGTATACCGCTTTACAAAAAGAATCCCGCCGTCGATTTTTTTCCGGCGCACCGCCATGCGGAGCATCTGGTTCAGGCTCTGGGTACCGGTCACGTCGCAGTTACGCTTTTTGCACCAAAGCTTCCAAAGGGTTTCGATTTCTTTGTTCAGGGTTTCATTGCCGGTTTCCGCCTGTAGGATAAGGCCCCTGCCGACTACATTGCGGATAAATGGGCCCACTACGGACGACATTAAATCGCTGTTGCGCTCCAAATCCCTTGCCCTTGCGCGGACGGTATCCCGGCTGTAACGGTCGGTATATTCAGCGCTCTGGTTCAGGGCGTACCAGTTGGCGTTTTGCCGCCCGTAACCGCCTGCATCGTAGTGGCGCATTTCATCCAGACACTGCCGCCATGCTTCCCGTTTCGCTCCGGTTCTCGGGTCGATCCAGCCGATCAGTTTATCCAGCCAGTTCATCCCATCACCGCCCTTCGAATACTGCGACATACGTGTCCCCGATCAAGTGGGAAGGGGATTCCCTGTTGAGCTGTGCTTCCAGGTCGTCCCGCATCTGCCGGAGGATGGCAAGGTCGGCCCTGGTCACACTCTTAGAACCGAGCTTATAGGATTGCCCGCCTAAAAGCACCGCTTGGATGGCTTTGTTTACTTCCGCCAAGCGCTGCTCCGGCTTGTAATCATCTATCATGCATTTACACTCCTAACCAGTTTTCGTTCTGCCTGATCCAGTCGTCTTCCAGAGCGACGGCAGAAGGCGGCTTTGCTTCTGTCCGGGGCTGGAGGTCCGCCTCCACAAGGTGGAAGGTGCGGACGTCCAGCATATCGGCGGCACACATGGCGTATACCTCGCAATCCAGAAAATGATTGTCCCCATGGGAAGTTTTGAGCACCCAGTTTTGGGTTGTCCTCCCCCCGGCTGTCTTAACGTTGATTTTGTGTTCTGCTGTCACCTGTTCGGCATATTCCCGATCACATCCGGCGTATACCATCCAGCTTCCGGTACCGTTTTTCTTTCGCATTCGCCCCGCAATCATGTCCTTATATTTGCCGGTGTCGATAATGGTCAGCTGCATTCCATATACCTTACTGTCCGTCCTGTTGACCTTGGAAATCCTAAAATGGGTGTCCATAGGGTGGGAAGCTCCTTTGCTCGGGATCGCCCAGTCGGAATTGGATGCGCAAAAGTCATAGACTAAATCCGTATTGTCGCCGCTGTCGATCAGGGCAAGCGCCACGACAAGCGGATCCCCGTTGTCCTCCCGGATGTATTGCAGATTCATAATGCGCTCAACTTCCGCAAAAGAGCCAGCCTGCCCGTGGGCTATGTTCTGCGAAGTGAGGTAGTCCCCCCAGGCCCGTATGGTCCAGTAAACGCTGGTTTCCTGCACGTCTACGCCCGCGGTCAGGAGCTTGGCCCATGACGGGACCGTAAACTCCGGGAGCGCGGTCTGGCGCTCCAAAACGAGGTCTGCGTTTGTTTTGAGCTTGGTATCTTCCCATGGCTCTGCCAGCCAGCTGTTGGTAAAATTCTGAAAAGCGTCCGGGTCGTCTTTGCTCATAAGAAATTCTTTGGCCATCTCCGAAAACCTCACGAAGGGGGAATAGAGTGTATTCAGCCAGAATGCGGCCTTACGGGGAAACTGTGTCCGCTGCTCCACGATCCGCCACTCTCCCTGTTTCAGCATTTCCGGCTTGTCCCGATCCGTAATAATGGCGGCGCATTCCTGGCAAACGTAGACGGCAAATTCCGCTCTGTCGGCATAGCTCATATTGGGATCATCCGGAAATTTTACCTGCTCCCAGATCAGTTCAATATACTTTCCGCAATGGGGACAGGGGACAAAATAGAGCAATCGGCGAAAAGGTATTCAGTATCCGGCGCAGGTAAACCAACCTTGACAATCAGAAGGAGTAACCAGGTT